TACCCTTGAACGTTCTGATTTGTATCTGATCTTTAGAATTGTCTTTATCAATTTCCTTATAGACCAGACATCTGGAAGGCAACTTCGCTGTAAAATACGTGGCATTTTCTGGCATGTCTTTCTCCTTTTGTTTTTATTAGAGAAGAGTTTGGTTAAAATATATCGTATTCAATTCTATCAACTTCAAATACGATATCTACTTTTGTTACATCGTTGGATTCATATGTCAGTGAATAACTCGGAAACGTAATCGGAAATGCTCCAATCAATCTATACTCTCCTACTGCAATTCCAGTTGTATCTATAAATCTGATACGTATTGTTCTCTGATAGTTCGACTTTACTTGATATAATCCGTCAGGCGATATAATTAGATCTTTCCATGCATTGAAGTATGCAGAGACTATATCAGGCATCGTCTTCAAGAACGTTATCGTCACCTTTTCGACAGTAAACAGACCAGCATAATGTGCCTGAAACGGACCGAATCTCTGTGTGATAGCACTATCAATACTATAGTCTCCGAACTTAATGCCTTGGACAAATTGACTTAATGAAAACCCAATGAGACCTCCAGCATTCATCCAAATGTCTGGTAACAGCACGTCCCAGAGGTAGTTCCTCTGGAAGCGTGCCTTACTCAGTACGAACGAGGATGGTTGGCTTATGCCTATTGCCACCTGTCTACTCCTTATTCTGTAATATTCTCAAAACTGTCGAATCTGAATGTTACGGTATATGTAATTAACCCATCTGTATTATACGCCAAATCGACAGCAGCAATCGTCTGTACCCATGCACCTTTGAGTTTAAATTTCATATACGTATCTCCAGCAACTGTAATCAGAGAAACATACACATCTGTCTTGTAGAACGGATCTCCAACTCCAACGCCAGCAACATCATGTACTAATGCCTGACTCCATGAGTACAAGGCATCGTATGTCTTATGATCCTCACCTTCAAGGAACGTACACGCCCACTCATGTGTATACACCTTTTTCCCAAGTACCTCAACTCCAGCTGTCTGCTTATATGGAATATGGATATTTCCTGCAGACACTTGCGGAATCTGAGTGGACTGCGCTCTTATCTGAAATGTCTCCGTTGTTCCTGCACCAATAGGAACCGGAATCATAAGATCCCACAAGTACACCCTTGCTGGATTCGTCAGATTAGCCTTTAAACTGTCTATCCCTAAATTAGGCATTTTACTCCCTCCTTGTTTTTATTACTCTGCTAGAGATTTACGCCCCTAGCTATCAACTCATTGAATGATGCTCCAGTTGTAGTCACTATAACCTGCAACTGTATGAACTCAGCTGCTCTGCTAGGCTTCACGAACACGTCAACATGTAACTCGTTTCTGTCTATCACAGCCGGAGTGTTATTTGTAGTGTCGCACACGATTTTGTAGCCCTTATCTCCAGTTTCAGTCTGGAATGCTCCTTTAGCCGACAACAAATCCATGTATTGATCTATCATCGCTGTTATTCTGAATCTGGTAGTGTCACTATTTGGCTCGAAAATGAAATATCTTAGAGAAACAGATATAGCCTTCTCAAGCGTTATCAACAGACGCCTGACGTTCACTCTATTCAGAGCGGAGTCTTTTACCTGTTCCGTCTTCTGACCCCATATAACGTTGCCTTCCCCTCTAAACGTCTGCAACGGATTGACTTGAGCTGAGTACAATACATCTCTCTCGCCCTGCGTGTATACTGGAGTGACGCTAAGTACGTTCAACAAACCCCTGTTCAATCCAGCAGGTGCAAACCATACATCAGAGATATAGTCGTTGTATGCTATCTGAGAAGCAACGTACCCAGACGGTGGAACAGTTGTAATAACCCCATTATACTGGTCATATATCTTGACCCAAGGAGAGTACAAGGCGCAGTAATTCGAATTGAAATTCTGAGTTGACTGCCTCCAAGTAGTAGTCGCTGTGGTTGATACAGTTTGAGCATACGGTATATCCAGTATGGCTATACAGTCTTTCCTGTCTTCCGCTATTTCCTTCATTTCCTGCTGTACAGCTACTGACGTCGCACCGCCGTTAATCAGCAGTCTTATATCAACATCATCTGGATTGGAAAACTTACCCCAACCAGTAATCAGGTCTGAATCTGACACTGCAGATCCGTCATTACCCTGTGCTAAAGCCAGAGTAGATGCCTGTGGCTTCGGCATTATATCAGTAGCATACGATGGACTATTAGCAACCACAATGTAGTCACTAAATCCGTTGATTCTCTCCTCAAGATACATCTGATTTCCGAACCCATCAATCTGATGCATTCTCGATACACTCCATGTTTCCATATACTGATAGTTGCCGTTAGAATCCTGATAGTACACCTCGATTGAGAAGGTGTAATTGACAGCGTCTATATTCGTGATACGTATGCCAATCTTATTATCCCAAACTCCAGGATTGGCTCCGTATATGTAGAACAAGTTGTCTTCTCCTGATACCAATTGATAGTCAGGCGACGCCATTCCAGACGCTATGGCTATGTTCGACTGACCGCTGATCGTCGTCTTAATCTTGATTCCGCCATACAGTGCACCGTTAATAACTCTATAACAATAGAGTTTATTGCCATTCTCTAAAAACGCAAGAGCCGAATAGTGAAAATAGTTTCCAAGAACTGGTTGACCGTACATATTGATAAACTCTTGCGTATTTGTAACCAGTCGAATCTGAGTCGTATCACCCTTAGCCGAATATCCTACAATAGCGGCTGTGGTTGTAGCAAGATTCGGTATCAGGTTACTCAAATCTAATTCTCTCGTATATATGCCAGGACTGACGTAAATTCCCATGTTATACCTCCCTTAATTTATTATTGTTCATGTTGATAAAATCAACATTGTTACGTTTGTCTTCTTCCAGTTCATGTGGACAATAACCCAATACTCCGTGAGCCATGTTACAATTATGACACAACACTCTAAAACCTCGTGGATAATTATATTTTCTTAACCACATATACAGTGATCTGCCATGACCTGTAACCCTCTTCATCTTCCTATCTAAATGATCAATACCTAAAAATATAAGTATGGTTTCACCACAACAAAAACATTTTGGCTGACCATTACTGTAATGAACGAGAGCGTCGATGCGTAACTTTTTCATATATCTTTGCATTCGATGTTTCTCTTTCAATACATATTTTGGATCGTCTGCCATTCTCTGCCTTCTTTTTCTGGCGTTTAGCATTCGATATTTTAGATAATTCGGATAATTTAGATTTGCTTTATCTTTCCACATATTTGATTATATTCCTAGTTTCCATCCTAAAAACCCTCTTATTTTATTCAACTTAGTCTTTAAGTCGGGTCTCAAGTCGATATCTACAATCATCTCTTCTGTTATTTCTTTGCCCAAATACGACCAAAACTTCCGATAGAACCTAATCTTATTCATAGCCAATGCTTCGACTATCCACAATCCATAAGTAGCATTTCTCTCTTGGTCATCAATATAATTGAGAAATCTATCTGTACTCATAACTTCTGTAACTCTATCTTCCGGATTCTTATGTGTTATTTTTATTTTGCCCCACAAAGAAATCCTTAGAAGCCAAGCTTCGAGAGTTCCATCGAACAACGCTGGTCTAGCGTCTGGAGTAGCCAACATAGCGTCGATTTCTTCTTTTTCGTCATCGGATATAGGTTGGTCACTCACTTTGTACTTTTTCTGAAGATGTTTGAACATCTCTGTATCAAACATTCCTTCATCTATATCATTTTTAACACGTGTGAAGAAATTACACAGACCCATCTTACACTCCTGCTGTGATTATGTATTCAGATAGGAGAGTATCAACATAATTTGGAGCCACACCCTCTCTCAAATACACATCTAATATTATCTTCAAAATCGTCTTGGCATCGAACAACGTCAATATCCAACCATCTAATCTCATTGGAACTCTATTTATAAAGTATAAACCCTTCTCATATATACCAGGAAAGTCGGTCTCATCAGCTACTGGACCAAATTTCAGATACATCTCCATTGGATATATACCGTTATAATTCAAAATCAACTGCGGGTGGTCATGCTGCCAAAGTAAGTATGACTCAATAGCCTGCATTATCTTATCTAAATCTCTACTCCAAAACCAGATGTCGTAATCAATAATCGCCGGCACTGCTTTAGCAGTTATAATTGCTGTCCTTGAACTGCTATCATTATATTGTAACATTATGCCTTTACGTGCAATAGCACTGTTCTGTCTTGCCCAATCGTACTGAATACCTGTTCTCCAAAGACTGATGAACTCAACAGTCGCTGCCCCCCTCTTCTCAGCAATCTTACGTTGAGCGATACTCTTGGGAAAGAATACACAATCGTTATTTATATCTGTAATATTTAGATAACTCTTAAATCTGTTGAATACCATCTGTTTTGCTGTGGCATCCATTATATGCAAGAATGATGTACTCATTGATTATTTCCTTCTCGACGGCATACAATTAGATTTACCATAAAACAATGCCATATTGCATCTTTAAACTCTTGGTCTGGTCTATCTAAATGTCTCGACATCCACTCCTCGGCATAATGTTCAGGTTCAACTACTATCAAATTAGATATAGCCAAATAATCTATCAATATTTTATTGGCTAACATTGATATCATAGCCGCCTGATATTCGTTTATACCTCTTTTAGGTTCGGGATTCATTTTAGTCGAATAACGTCTTTCTATCTTCTCTTATTTGTGGAATCTCTGACAAGTCATACTCAACTGATACGAAATTTTTGATTGATTCGAAATTATAAATCTTCACGTTCGTAAGTTCCTGATTCGGACTTATGTATATAGTAGTTGAAGGATCCGTCATAATTGGAACCAACGACTCTGTAATATTTTTAATCTTTCTAACTTTAATCATGTCTTGGCTCTACGAGGTGTTATTCTGAAGCACCTGTATATTTCACTATCATATGTGTTTCTCATAAGAATTT